TCTAGGTTATGTTATAAGTATAGTTGGATTGATTTAACTGCAGGAGAAGCAGATTATGATTAAGAAAAATAGTAATAACGTATTAAAAAAAGAGTTAGTTTATTTTTTATTACACTCTGAAAGTAATAGGAAGTCTTATGTTAAAATTGGTAAATCTGATTCTGAGACAGGCGTAGTAGCGAGACTAAAAGGATGTCAAACCGGCAATCCAATTAAATTAATTTTATTAGGATATTTTGAAGGCTCCGAAGCTGAATGGCAAAGTCAGTTTCACTACGCAAATGTAAGAGGAGAATGGTTTGATTATAATCGAATTAAACACATTATTAGTCAATTAAATTTAAAGGTTCCTAAAAATATATTAAAAGAATTTAAAGAAGATAAAATTGCTAAATTAAATAAAAAAATAATAGAGCTTAGAGATAAAATTGAGGAGGACAGAGAGAGGTATTCTTATGATAGAGAAAATTTAAAAGCATATTGTCAAGAGGAAATAGAACAGATAGGAAAACACGAAGATGATATAGCAAAAATTGATGGTCTTGAAGGTCCTAACTTAAAAGAAGCTTATAATGAATGGGCTGTTGAACATACTGAAGAGGGTTGGTATGCATTTCAAAGATGTAGCGAAGCGAGTAGAAATCATAGAAAAGAAGCACTTAAAAACATGAGCCACATCGAGAAAATTATTAATTTTATACATAAAGGAACGAGTAATAAATGGCACGGGGGTCAAGAAATTAGATACGTAGAGGCTAAGGGATCTTTTATTGATTTTTTTAATGGAGTTGTTAACCCAGGTGAATACTATATAATGGTTGGAGAATATCAAAATGGTTATAGTTTAGAAAGTGGTTACAGTATTTATAAAATGTTTGTAAATTTTATGAATTCACGAAGAGATAATAGTAAGGCAAGTAAGAAACAAATAGAAAGTTTTAAAGACTATTTAGATGCAAAGAAAATAAAACATAAAGAAAATTGTTCCGTTGATATTACTAAAAAAATAGAAACATCCTCTTTAAAAGATATTATAGATGACTTTAAAAATGATATTGATAAGGAATTAGGTATTCTATATTTTGATGATAATTTATGTGAATGGAGAAATAAAGAAACCGAAAGAAGTTTAGAAACTTATTTAAAACAAAAACAATTAAAAGAAAAAGTAGTTTTAGAAAATGAGAGGCATTATGATTAGAACGATACCGGATACAATCGATCTTATAAAAAGAAAGTATAAAAGATTTAGTGATGTACCTTTATCTTGGATGGAACACATCGGAAGTAAAATGAATGTATATGCATGGAACAAACGTTGGGGAAACAAGGACCATGGAACAGGGTATAAGAAATAAATTTGCTTATCTTGCAGGTTTGTTTGATGGTGAGGGAAATATCACTTACAAAAAATATTGGGCTAATAAACCCCATGGAAGATATAAATGTTGGCGTATACAAATGGAAATAGTTATGACCGATAAACCTACAGTACAGTGGTGCTGTGATACGTTCGGTGGTAATCTAAGAGAGAAACCAAGACGCGAACATAAGATGCAGTATAGATGGCGAAGAGGTTTTAGAGATGCGTATGAGATAGCAAAGGCTATACAACCTTATGCTTTAACGAAAAAGATTGAACTAACAAAAATTATTAACCATTATGAAAAACCAAATGATAAAGAAATTAGATAAGTATAGTTATAGTAGTTTTAGACAAATCAATGGTGAAGGACCACGAACCTATGATGTACACGGTATTAGATTACCTAGTGTCACGACTATTTTATCACGGACCAAGGATCAAACGTTCTTAAAAGAATGGAAAGCTAAGGTAGGTGAAGCTGAGGCGGAACGTATTAAAAATGTATCATCGAGTCGGGGTACATCCATGCACAAATACTTAGAGAACTATGTATTGGGTAAAGGTTATGAGGATATGACTGATCTAGGACAAAAGGCTAAAAGTATGGCTCAGAAGGTCATAGATACCGGATTTTTAGCGATTGATGGGTATTATGGGTCGGAGGTAACCCTTTACTATCCGGGCCTTTACGCGGGCTCCACGGACCTTGTATGTAGTTTTAATGGGAAAGAGTCTATTGTAGATTTTAAACAATCGAATCGTCCAAAACGGGTCGAATGGGTTCAGGATTACTTCTTGCAAGGTGCTATGTATGTGATGGCACATAACTATGTCTATAAATCTAAAGTGGAACAGTTTGTGATCATGATGTGCACGCCGGATTTATATTACCAACAGTTTGAGATCGGTGGATTTGAGTTGAAGAAGTATCAACATAAGGCCTTGGAGCGGATCAATGAGTATTATGAGTTGGTTAATGGAGCAGGGACCACGGTTCAGGTGACTGCAGAAGAATTTATTAAAGGTAAAATTAAGACGTAAATGTGGCAAGAATGTGGCAGGATTGTGACAGGAAATGCCGACACCCAAGGTGTCGGGAAGGGGTCGGCAAGGTGTCGGTAGTGTCGGTAAATGCTGTCCATTTTGGGTTTTTTAGCTGTTTTTCAACCTGTGGTACATGTGCATTTTTGACCGCGATATCGCGGCGACACCCTGCCGACACCCAAAGTGTCGGTAAATAAAGTGAGTAATACCAACGGTTTTAAGCTCATTTTAGGGGTATTTTGACCATGCCGACACCTTTTCATGGATTTTTTGTTTTAAGCGCACTATAATATAAATTCCTTTTTAGGTATCGGTAAACTCAAATGTGGCAAGATTATGGCAAAAAGAAGAAAAAAATCAAAATATAAACATGCCATCATCGGCAACAAAAAATATTATTTCTATAAAATAGTTTGGATCGATCCGTGCGGTGATTCCGGGCATGCAGATGCCAATGAAATGAAATCTTTAACTCCGGCTACCATGATTACACAAGCTTATGTGTTTGAGAAAGATAAAAAACATGTGTGGACATTTGCATCTTATGACAGTGATGCTGCCGTATTTTCTGATAGAAATGTGTTTCCAAAATGTATAATATCTAAAATGGAAAAGATAAAAATATGAATTGTTGGCATTGTCAAACAGAATTAATATGGGGTGGAGATCACGACATTGAAGATGAGGATGAGTTTTATAGTATGGTTACCAATTTAAGTTGTCCCAATTGTCAAGCGGCAGTCGATGTTTATCTACCTAAACAAGAGGAAGATTTATGAAAAGAGAAAAAGGCAAAAGATACGACGGTAGAACAAGACCACCAAGCGAAGCCTACAAAAACGGCTGGAACGAAATATTTCTTAATAAGGTTTTAAAAGAAGAAGTAGATATCAATGGCACAGGTACACATAAGTACAGAATAAAACATGGGCCTAATAAAAATAAAGTTGTTTAATTTATTGTAGTTTTTTAGTTTCAGGAGTGACGTTTATAATTTCTGAGTAGTCTTCTTCAATCTTTTTAATGTTAGCTTCTAATTCTTCAATAGACATTTCTTCTAGTTTACCTGTTTTAATTATCTTCCTATCAATGTATAATCCGGCCGCTTTACCTCTATTGGTTTCAGCATTTACAGCCGATGAGAATGAACCTTTTTTAAGTGCTTGTTCCTTGATCCTATCTAACTCAGCAACATGTTTTTCGTAAGTCACTTCATGCTTACTTAGTCTTTCTTGTTTTAATTTATCTATGTATTGAACAACAAGTGGTGATGTTCTTGGGTTCATTAGTTCTGATCCCTCACTTCGAGCTCTCTTCTCACTATAACCTGCTTTAATCGCCGCTTCTGTTTGAGACATATATCCATCAGGCCCACCGAATACGATGAGTTCTGCAAATCTTTTTTGCATTTCTGTTAGTCTTTTAGGTCTACCCATACTTGACAATTTAAGGGAACAATCCTATTATGTCAAGGAATATAAAGAAATATGTACGTTAAACACTTACAAGAATATTTAGATAAATTTACGAATGGACGTAAAGGTAATGCTGTGTCTAATGCTAAAATATTTATTCATGTTAATGGTTATCTTGAAGAGATAAAAAGAATAGAAGTACAAGAGCATGCCATAGGTACGCCTGGGGCTGAGTCTATTAGAGTTGTACTTAAGCCAAACAAAGAAGAAAGATTAATTTTACCACCTGGATATATCAAAGACTACTAGTCGCTTGCGCGTTCGCTTGTCGCTTGGGCCTTCCCGCTTGTCGCTTGCGCTTGTCGGTTTCAAACCACTTTGTATCTCGGCCATTTGCTTTGCACCATACATAGTGATTAAACCTTATTAAGGTTTCCCACTTATTCATCTTTTATTAATGTAAAATTAACTGTGGCTAGCTCGCTTGAGGGGTGTCCGACTTCCTGCCACTCTAACGGGCAAGTCTTTAACCACTCATACAATTTTTCATAGTTTTTTTCTAACTCGTTGTCTGTATCTATTTCCATATTATCCTCTCTATTTGTTCGCTTGTTGCTTTAATCTTTGGTTAATTGGTATTCCACCAACTACCATTTTACTATCTCTATAATTATAAATATCAAAATATTCATATTTAGTTCTATTGTCGTTAGTTCTAAGAATTAAATCATAATTCATTAGAATATCATTTACTTCATCATTTTCATTTTTAAGTATAATTTGACAATGCTTATCTTCTAAAGTACCCATATTATCCTCTCTATTTGTTTGCTTGTTGATAGCCCCAATTAAAATAATCACATATTTGATCTAAACTAAATGATTTAATTAATTTTATATCTTCAACTCCATACTCATCTTCTTTGTGATAATCTTGTAAGTGAAAATCAATTAAATATTCTTTTAATGCTTTTTTAGATTCAAATTTCATAGGCTCACAGGCTCCTTGTAAATCTATTCTAACTATTTTCATATTATCCCTTCTGCTTGCTCGCTTGTTGTTGATTATACTCATCATCTACCACTTCTTGAACATCAATGATTTCATCATTGTAACTTTTTTCTTCGTTTGCTTTTTTTTCTGCATCATATTCGTCATAAGCATCTACAAAAAATTCTTTTATAACTCTATAT